GTGGTGCTGATCGTGTTGCTGGTGCTGCTGGCTTTTGGGGGACCGAGAATTGGTTGGTGGTAGATCATGAGCGGCACCCAGCAATCAGCGCCGCCGGCGATGGCGCCCGGCCCGGTGCGGCCAGGCGGGCCAGAAACCGCTGGCATCGGTGGCATGGGCGGCATGATGGGGCCGCAGCAGGGCATGGGCATGATGCCCGGTGTCGGCCAACCCGGCACGATGCCTATGCCCGGTATGCAAGGTGGTGGTTTATTACAACCATCGGCCTGGCAGTCGCCGAACCCGCCGCCAGTGCCGCGCGTGCAGGGTCTGATGCAACCGGTTGGCCAGCCGCTCAGCGTCGAGCACGTGTTCGCCAACATCACCAAGGCGCCGCCCGACACGATCCCGCACGATCCCGACGACGACATGCCGCCACAGCTGCGTCCGTATGCGGCGGGGCTGCGACCGAGCAACCGCCCGGTGTCAGCGCAATGGCAGCAATCGTTCGTCTACGAGAAGCTGGGCAAGAGCGACAGCGAGATCGAGAGCATTGCGCAATACTACTTCAAGATGGCCGAGCGGTATGATGTGTATCTCGGCCGTGAGCGCATCACCGCAAGCCAGTACTATGCCGGCCGACCGCTGGGCGACGTGGAGCCCGGCAGATCGCAGCTGGTGATGACGACGGTGCGGGATACGATCCGCGCCACGCTGCCATCGCTGCTGCGCGTCTTCACCGGAGTGGAAGACCCCGTCTCGTTCGAGCCGATGAGCGACGACATCACCGGCGACGACAAGCTCGCGACGACGTTAGCCAGACAAGCCACGGACTACTGCCGGTGGGCGCTGTTCACCTGCAACGCTGGCTGGCAGATCCTGCACGACGTGCTGGTCGATGCACTCACACGCAAGGCAGGCTGGTGTCGTTGGTACTGGGGCAAGCGGGAAACCACGCGCACCGAGGTGTGCGAGAACCTGCTGTTGCCGCAGTTGCAGCTGCTGCTCGCCGAACCCGGCATCGAGGCACAGCGCATCGTGCGGCGTCCGATCCAGCAATCAGAGCTTCAGCTGCTGATGAAGGTGCCCGAGGTTGCGATGTATCTGCAACAGGGCGGCGCGCCGGAATACTGGAGCGCCACGATCACGCGGCACGCGGCGCAGAACTGGCCGGTGGTCGAGGCGGTGCCGTCGCAATGTGTGTGGGTGGTGTCGGATGCCGACACCATCGATACCGCCAAGGGCATCTTTCACGTGCGTGACGTGGTGGCGTCCGACCTGATCGAGATGGGACTGCCGGAAGACAAGGTGCTGGCGCACACCGAGCACGCGATGAACCCGCGCATGCGCCGCGAGATCATCGCCCGCAACGAGGCGCAGGGGCACAACCTGCCGACCACGCCGCCGAACGATCGCAGCATGGCCTTGGTGCGGTATTGCGAGGGCTGGATCCGCTGCGACGCGGACAACGATCACCGCGCTGAGCTGCTGCACGTGCATATGCTCGGCAACGCCAGCTCGCTGGTGCAGTGGGAACGCACGGACGAGACGCCGCTCGCATGTTTTACCCCATACAGGGAACCTGGACGCATCATCGGCTCGTCGCAGGCCGACATGGTGATGGACCTGCAGCGCATCGAGACGCGGGTGATGCGCGCCGTGCTAGACAGCCTGGGCCAGAGCATGTTTCCGCGGACGAGCGTTGTGCTCGGCCAGGCGAACCTGCAGGACGTGCGGCAGACCGCGATCGGCGCGATTATCCGCGTCAGCCAGCAGGGCGCGGTGCAGGAACTGGTCAAGCCGTTCGCCGGCAAGGAAGCGCTGCCGATCCTGGAGGTGCTGGAGTCCATACGGGAAAACAGGACGGGCATCACCAGGGCATCACAGGGCCTGTCGCTCGATCAGCTGCAGAGCACCACGCCGGTTGCGGTGAGCCAACAGACATCCGCGGCGCAGGACCGGCTCGACATGATGGCGCGGACGTTGGCCGAGACCGGACTCGCGCCACTCTACAGCGGCCTGCTCAAGATGATGGCGCGGCAGCAGGACCGGCCGAACGTCATCCGGCTGCGTGGGCAGTGGATTAGTATCGATCCGCGCGCGCTCGCCACGATGTGGCAAACGACCGTGAATGTCGGCGGAAAAGGAATGCCAATGGAGCGGCTGGCGATGCTGCAGGGCATTGCGGCGAAGCAGGAAATGCTGGTGCAGCAGGGCGGCTTGAACAATCCGCTGGCCGGGGTGCCGGAATATCGCAACACGCTGTCGCGCATGCTGGAAACCGTGGGGATCGCCGATGTGAGCAGCTACTTCAAGCCGCTGCCTCCGGGCTGGCAGCCGCCACCGCCGCCGCAGCCACCGCCAGATCCATCGATGATCCTCGCTCAAGTCCAGGGGCAAAAAACCAGCGCCGACATCGAAAGTCAGCGAGCGGAAGAACAGACGAAACGAGCCGACCTGCTGTCCAGCGATGACAGGGAACGGGCGCAATCTGCCCTCCAGTTCTGGACGCAAGCCTACGCAGTGGCTGCCCAACATGGCACGCCGTTGCCGAGCATCGGGGAATTTCAGCAGGCCATGGCATCGAAGGCGCCGACGGTGCAGCTGTTGCCGCCGAGCCCCCCGCCGCTATCGCCACAACCCCCGGCCGTTGGCGGCCCTCAGAGCGCGCCTAAGCCTCCTGGACCGCCGACCCCTATGCAGGGTGCTCCGGGACGCCCACAGGCTCCTATGCTGCCTCAGAGCCCGCTGATTCAGCCGCCACGCGGTGCGGTTGACCCGGCGACACAGATGGGCATCCAGCAAGGGTTGCAGGGACGCGGGCTGCCCACAGCTTATGGTGGCATCGCCAATCGTGCGATGAGCAGTGCGTTGTTCGGGCCAGGCGGGCCGGCACTGCCAAAGCCGGGCGGCCAGGGCGTGGCCGGAGCACCAGGAGCGTAGGAGGGACAGATGCCAGGACTTCTCGACAAGGCGGTGAACCGGATCAAAGGGCGCGGGGTTGCGACCAAGAGCGCATGGCCGATGGCGGTCGCAGCGCTGCAAAAGGCCGGAGACTTGAAGAAAGGCACCGTGAAGGCAACGAAACAGGGCACCGCGCGCAATGCAATGACACGCGCGCAACGACAGGCGAAACCACCGTGAACAGGGAGACGTGACATGGCAGGCGTTAGCAAAGGCAGCACCGGCAAGTCCGGCACGATCAAGAGCACCGGCGGGCAGAACAAGCCGGTCGGTGGCACAGGCGGCGGCGGCGGCGCGCGCGGACAGGCGAACCTGTCCAGCACCGCACGCACCACGCCAGGCGGCCGCGGGCCGGTGACCAAGGCGAAGTAATGTCCGATCGCGTGCAGCGGATACTGGACGATGCCGGCCTGCCGGACGGTCCGCCGATGGAGGAATGGTCGCCAACGCAGATCGAGACGCTGCTGGCATTGCTGTCAGAGGTGAAGCTCCGCGCCGCGGAGTTCATGGAACGTCCCGGCGAAGACCGGCAGCAATGGGATGTGAACCTGCGCATCTGCGATCGGCTGATTAGGCAAGGACGGGAGGCGATGCGCCGTGTCCGATCGTGAGGCCCGGTTCGCGGCCGCGGACGCCGCGCGGCTGAAGGAAGACCCGGCGCTGGCCTCGATCCTGCGCGACCTGGAAGCGCATGCGGTGAGCGTCGCGATCGGCGACTTCGACCACGCAACGCGAGAGCGCGGGCGCTATCTGGCGTTGGCGATCCGCAGCCTGCGCGTGGAGATTCAAGATCGTATCGACACCATCCTGGTGCAGGAACACAGCAGGCAACGAGCAATGGCATCCGAATGAGCGACAGCATCACCACGCCGGTCTCAACACCGGCACCAGCACCTGCCGTCATCCCAGGTGGTGGCACCGATACCGGCGCCGCAATCCCGCCGGCACGCGATCAGCCGGGGCTCAGCATCTCCGAGGCCGGCCGGCTTCTCAACCAGCGCCGTCGCGAGCAGCAGGGCGCCCCACAGCGCGCCGAGCCGCCAGCGCGCATAGAGGCCCCACGGACGCAGGCGGTCGTGCCACAGCCGCCCCAGGCGCCGCTGGAGCAGACGCAACAGGCAACACCAGCCGGCGACCCTGCCCTCGACACCATGGCGCGCGCTCTCGG